AACGAGGCTTCCGTGAAACGTTGCTAGGATTTTGTCGAGCCACTCAGCAGCAGTGCCGAATGTATCGATCACAAGACCGAGTTCGTAGCTCACCTCCTTATGTGGTCCGGACGTCGCTGCTTGGGCATCGCATGCGTCCGCGATTGATCTCCAAGTTGATCCTGCACCGTCCCTCAGATCAGTATCATCAATCCATTTCCCTGCACCTACTGTGTTCTCTAAGAGGAGCTCTCTAGTAAGGACAGCAGGGTTTCTTGTCCATTGAGTCTGGTTGTATCGAGGGTCGAAGGCAACCAAGCCTCTCACTACACACGTCACAGTGGGCACACCACCAGAGAGGTGGGCGGTTGCAACAGCTCTGATAGCTAGTAGTGCGTAGCCAGCGTGCGCCCTAACGTCTTCTACGATCTCTTCTACACGGAGTAGACGTGCCGTGTTGACATGCTTCCCATCGTTGCCGTTGGTCTGCCAGATCCGAATGGTTCTCTTGGCTGTAGTGCCGAAGTTAAGTCGAATGACAGCCCTGACCACAGCTGTGCTTCTTCTGGTGATACCCCAACTACCGTCGTCACGTCGACTGAATGTATCTGCGTTAGCGTCGTTGCTCTCGTTTGTTGACTTCTGTGTGACAGTGATCGACTTGCCAAGTGCTTCAGACCCGGCGCTAGGGTTGTCAACAATCAGATCATTGCTATCGACATACTTGACCAGGAAGGTGCCGTTCAGCTTGTTGTTCTGGAAACCACTGACCGTCACGAACTGGCCCTTTTTGAAGATGCTGAAGTCGTGCCCTGGCCCCGTTCTTAGGAGAGTCCCTGATGCGTTTCCATGTGCAACGATGAACTGTGTGGGACCGATCTTAGACGTGTCGAAGCGTGCTGTGATCGACTTGGCGTTGTAGTCCAAGAAGGTTGTTCCGCCATCCTCGCTGTATTGGATCCTGAAGGTGGCGGTCGCATCAACGATCTTCCCTGGATCCTTGCTCTCCCTGACGCTATAGAGCCCACGTTGCCATGAAAGGACTAATGCCACTTCGTCAACAGCGATGTGTGTGACGTGAGTGATCTTTATATTCTTCTCAAGATCGTTCTGCTTCTCGTATGGAGTTGAGGCCTTGTTGAACCCCTTAATGGCCGACTGTGAAGATGTGCCTAGTCGGATCTTGATGTCGGTATTTGGGATGGCTTCAATAGGAATGTCGTTAAGACGAATGTCTGTGATGTCCCCAATCCCGAATCTGCCCCCATGGGACGGTATCAGGAGCATGTTCAGGTACTGCTTGTCACCGGTCTGCTCAGTGAAGATGGAGGCAAAGGGAGGAGCAATAAGCTCCTCTCCTAGGACTATTGGTACAGGGGCACCCTCAAATCCTGAGTTACGGAGAGTGTCGAACCCATACCTGGGGCTAGAGCTTAGACCGCTACTTGACTGTGGCCTTGGAGCAAGGGCCGTAAGCCCAATGTCAGCGACACCTGAGACAATAAGGGGGATACCGATAGCACCGGCACCCACGGCTGTGAGGACCACACCCGCGATGACCTTGATACCACCGATTATGTATCCCAAGGACGATGCGATAGCGGACTCCTAGGTATGCTTCCAGAGTTTGCGTTTTACGATCTTACAGACTGTTGAAACGCACACGGGCATGGTTTCAGCGATCTCAGTCCCAGTTCTCCCCCGTGCAGCCTCACTCCTGATATGTAGGACCTGTTCCTCGGTGAGCGTCGCCTTATTGTTGTCCACGCCTACCCGCAACCTGCCCTTGGCTGCTGCGTCAAGTGCGTTGTCTCTTGTGGTTCCTAGTGAGAGGTGAGCGGGATTTACACAGCCGGGGTTGTCACATGAATGCATTACAAGCATTCCTTCTGGGATCCTCCCTCCGGCGATCATGAAGGAGAGGCAGTGTGCGCCCAGGTACTTGCCACGGGTGACCGGACCACCTGACCAGATCTGTCCATACCCAGCGCCCTTGGCCCCTGTCCACTCCCAGCAATCATCTGGGCCTCTCTTGTCGACCTTATCCCAGAATCGTCCAGCTACTAGTTTCGTCGGCCAAGCCATTAGATACCCTCTTGCCTGATACCTGGGAACTCTGTTCTCAACAGGGTGAGCGCAGGTATCCGCCAGTTAGCAAGGATAGCCAGCCAGGGGCCTAACGTGAACTTCACGACACGGTCCCCACGGGACCTGTCCACGACCCTGTACTTCTCTGAGATCGCGTAGGACAAGGAGCCGAGATGCGCTGGGGTCACTTGGTAGCGTGTGACGGAGTGGTTGACGAAATCGTCTGTGAGCAGCCATCCATCAAGCAATAGATCCACGTCAGGGATCGTAAGGTCAACCTCCTGCTGGTTCTCTTCGCCAATCCTGGGCTCACCGATCTCAAATGGCCTTGAGGTATAGACCTCACCTGCGAACGTGATATCTCTATCACTATCGGCGTACCGCAGCGTGGCCGGAGTAGACTCTGTGTCTATAGCAATCAGATTGAACTTAGCAGGGTTGACAGAAGCCATGACAGCGGTGAATGTGGCTGGTGTTGCTCTCATTCGACTACCTCTGACAATCCAATCCTGGCAACGTGCCAGTTAGGGGCAAGTTGCTCCCAGTCCAACCGGGTGAGATACATGCGTCTGTAGAACCGAATGTCTGCAGTCATGACTGATCCAGTTACAGGAGCAGCACTCGTCGTGATCCGTCTCCCGTCTGTGTTGACGGTTGTCGTTGTCATAGCAACCCCATCGTCATATATGATAGCAGTTGAATCGTCAATTGGGTATGCGCGAGAGCTCTCACCTGTTGTGGGCAGAGTGAATAGGGTCTGCCCAAATGTGCTTACGCCTACCGCAATGCTATTCATCGTGCTGAGAGAAGGGTCAGTCCAAAGGAATGACTCTACGCCGTAGTTTCTGTTCCTGAAGAACTCATCCATCAGGTGACGCTCAGAAGTTGTAGCTCCTACTTCCCCTTCTACATCTCTATAAGAAATTGTAGTCAGTGCAGCTCTCTGCTGCTTGCGAGCACCAGCGTAGTCATAGATGATCACGGGCTGATCGTCCCGGACACGGGCACCAAAGTGAATCGTGCTTGAGAAGACTGCTAGTGCCATTACGTTAGACCCCCGAGACCGAATTGACCCTGAATAGACCTCGAAGACCGCATCTGTTGCTGCAAGTTAGTTGACGGGCCTGGGAGTGAGTTGATTGAAACAGTGTTGCCGCCAGCGCCACTACCCCCGGCTCCACTAGCAGCAGACCCTGCGCTCGGGAGGATTGCGTTGAAGATCTCAGCGACCAGCCTCTGTGTTGCGAGCCTTTGTAGGTCTCTCAACATAGACCTTGCCATGTTGGCGAACGCCTCGGATGCAGAGCCGGACCCAGAGATGATGGTGTCGAAGAACCCGTCAAAGGCGCTTGTTGTTGAAGAGATCAGTGTCTCGCCCAACTCTGCGCCGAAGACCTCTGCGCCGAACTCAGAGATTGACTGGAAGCCCTCCATGGCGCGAGAGGCACCCTGTGCGATGCCTTCGAAGAAGGCTGCTATATCGCTGTTCCCAAGTGCAACCACGTTGGCCGCTGTCTGACCGAATGCTCTGAAAGTGTCCTTTAGGTTTGCAAGCTCTTCTTGAGCATCCGCAATGACGGCGGCCGCACGCTCAGGGAAGATATCTTCAACAGAACGCCCTGTTCTTAGGGCAAGCTCTTCTGATATGGATCTCTCAAAGTCAAGACGAGCCTGTAGCACACCTGCTGGGATGCCGAATGATCCCGGCTTGTCCGTAATTGCTGCTAGGTCTCTGTTGCGCTGTAGCCCCGCTAGTGCGTTATCTCTGTTACGAATGATGTCTTGTTCCTTGAGAGACGCAAGAACATCTGCCTGCGCCTTTGCCTGCTCGGCCAACGCCCTTGTAAGGTCATTCGCCTTCAGTCCCTGTGATTCAAGGATCGCGTCTATGTCTCTGTGTGTTTCAAGGTTCTCTTGTGAGATCTGGAGACGGGCTCTATCACCCTCGTTGAGAGTAGATAGTAGGGAAACCTGGGTGCTCAGTGTGTCTGCTAGTGTCGCGATAGATGCCTGCGCACCTATGTTCAGCTGACGCTGCTTCTCTATGTCGACGATAGCCTTAAGGATATCGAGCTGGCCTGCAAGCTCTGTCTTCAGCAGCTCTGCAAACCTAACCTTCTGCTCATCGCTCAGGCCTAACTGCTCAAGGTTGATAGTCTTCAGGCCGTCTAGAAGCGTAGCTATATTCCTTGTGAAGAGCGTTCCAACTGTGGTCGCAAGACCACCCTCTTCTTCTGAGAGTGCCCTTAGCGCTGACTTACGTGCGATCAGGAGGCCAAGCTCGACATCGCTCTTCTTGGCACCGAGAGAGTTGATCTTCTGCTCGATGTCCTTGATGTCTAGTGTTGCGCGCCTTGCGTCTGCAAGAAGGTTTACAAGATCCTTTGTGCTATCTACTTGTTCCTGAACATCAATAGACGAATCCTTAGCCGCAGTCATTATTGATTCAAGTGCCTGTTGGCGATCAAGCTCTATCCTGAGCAGGCGGTCTTCTTCTTGAGAGAGACTTGATGCGAGCTTAAGCTGCGAGCTTAAGGACTTCCCAATGGACTTAAGCTCTGTTATGGCTCTTTCATCTATCCTGTTGAACTGCTTGTCGTATTGGTCTGCCAGTCCCTTGAGCTCTGCGAGTCTCGCCTGAACGAGTGTTTTGATAGTATCGCCAAGCTGCCCAAACGGACCGCCCACCGGGCCTTGTCGGCCAATGGAGCGGAGGATGTCACCAGGGGTACTTGCACTTGGCTGTCCCTTGGCCGCCTCTTGAACAAGCTGAGCAACTCCCTCAACAGTCTTCTTAACCTCGTCAACCAACGCCTTCATTGCCTCTTCGCTAAGAGGTGTGTCGGGAATCCTTACTCTACCTGTTTCCTTGATCTCTATGAGCAACTGGTTGATGGCGTTCTCGACACCAATGCCGACGATGTCTGTACTAACTCTCCCTAGCCCACCCACAACAGGATCTAGCTCGTTGGCGATAGAAGGTGCTACGACCTTCAGTGCATCTCTGAATGCATCAGCGATGAGCTTCTTGGTCTCTTCCTTAGAGCCTGTGATGTTCCCGGATAGGGTCTGTAGTAGGCCCTTAGGAAGGGAGGAGACACCCAGAGTACTAGACAGTCTCTTCGCTGGTGAGACTCCAAATGCGATGTCTTCAACGCTGCCCCTGAACCTCTCTAGGGCAACTGTGGCGTCTTTGATCACTGACGAGAATGCAGATGCGTCTGCACTCGGGAGCCCACCCGGGAAGATGCCGGTGCCTACTCCAACAGCTAGAGCGCCACCAGCCTTTAGTGTGCCTGCTACGATTGCCTTTGTTGCCTCAAGGTACCCGTGTGTTGCCGAGCCCAGGTTGCTTGTGACAACCTTCAGACTAGCCAGTTCGGCATTGAGCACGGTCAGCTCTGCTTTTGCCAGGCCACCACCTGTCTTTTTGGCGGTTAGGCCAGCCGTAAGCTCCTTAACCAACTTCGGCGTTGCGCCAGCTATGGCGCGACCCTCTAACTGAACACTGGCTAGTGCACTAGCGCGTTGTCTGTTAGCGCTCTTAATGCCCTGCGCAGCGCCCAAGAAGTTCGTACCTGCTGAGGCAACGGCTGTCAGAATGACCGCCGTCTTGATCGCAGAGGCTAGATTATCTAGAGACCTGATAAGGCTGACTATGAATCCGCCTAGGCTGTCTAGGCCCTTGAGAAGTATGATCGCTGCGTCAGCAACCGTAACCACACCGTCTTTGATGAACTTGGCGATGGCATCAACGATGCCCTCTCTGTTCTCTGATAGAGATGCCACAAGATCGTTGATCAGGTCAGTGATGGACGGCAGGAACTGAATAGCGACCAGTCTCTTGATGTCGTCAAGAGACCTGCGTAGATCTGTTAGTGAGTCCTGGAACTCAGTGCCTACCTGTGCTTCCCTAGGTGTGACTACGCTGGCGATCTCTGCGAACTTGTCGATACCCTCGTTAAAGCCATCTGCAGCGTTAACAAGCTTGGCGGCGTTTCTCTCTCCAACCAGATCGATGGCTATAGAGAGGGCTGTGCCTCTTGGCAGGCCCTTAAGCTTGTCTAGGACTACACCGAGCGCCTTGAAGGAGTCGCCTGCTGCGAGGTCTCCTATCTGTTCTAGCGATAGCCCTAGCTTGAGGAGTGACGTTCTAGACTCACTAGCCTTCTCGTCGGCTTCCTGCAGTGAGTCAATAAGGCCTACTGCGGACTTCTTGAGTGCTTCAAACCCAAGGCCACTTCTCTCAGCAGCAAACGCAGACGCATCAAGTTGCCCTACAGTGGTCCCAAGAGCTTGAGATGTCTTGTTGAGCGCATCAAGGTTCTCCGCAATATCTACAGTGAAAGACTTGATGTTGTTTCTAACGAGGTTTACAGCGCCCCTGAAGGCCGCTATTGCTGCAGTCGCAGTTACAAAGCCTAGAGCGATCTTTGCCGCTGACGCCTTACCTGTGGTGCCGATGTCTCTGAGTTGCTTAGACCCAAGATCATTGACAGTGAAGTTGGCGCGGATCGGGATATCTGGCATCAGTGCGCCCTTCGCTTCATTAGGTCACGCTCTTTATCTGTGTGTACTGCTATACGGGTAGCTACAAGCCGCATGCCTTCAATATAACAGTTCGACTGGTCTAAGTAAGCTCCTTGTTCAGGAAGAAACCCTGCTTTGAACATGGAGTAGGCCTCCATGAGCTTTGATATGTCTTGTGAGCCTACGATATGACGAGCGCATCTGTGGATAGGCATACCCATCAGCTCTCCGCCTCCGGTCTCTACCCACTCGCACTGATCACACGGTCCTATCCTGAAGTCACCTGCGCACGACCAGCAAGGACCCGCATCAGTCGGCAGGTCCGTTGGCTGGTCACATCCACGCTCTAGACGCAATAAGGGATCTTCCGGGCACTTGCCCTCCCTCCAACACGGTGCCGCAACGTGCCCAAACGACACTGCTACGGCATATGTCAGTTTTTTGTGTCTTTCTTCCCTAGCCCGTTGGCGTCAGTGATGGCAGACATAAGCTCTTGCCATGCCCACCAAGGGAGCTCGTCGAACGCACCCTCTGGCATCGTCTTATCAGAGCCGAGGGGCGGGGAAGGAGAAACCCCAACCCCCGACCAAGAAAGTACGCCATATCTCAGAATGTCCTCGCAGGCGACTGCGATTGCATCTTCGTCCTTGGATTCCCCGGCTGTGCCGAGGTTCTCAATCATAGGACGGTAGGTTGAGATGGACTCTCGGGCCTTACCAACCTTGATCTTGAAGACAACGCCGTCAATCTCGTAATCGATCGATCCTGGAGTGATGAACAATCCCATAGCGTTCTCCTTAAAGGCATTCTGAAAAGGTGTAGGAGCCCCCGTTAAGAGGGCTCCCGAGTATTTAGTTACCTGACTACTATCTGGATCTCATCGTCGCCCGTGGTGAGGCCTGCGCCTACGACGGACATCTCTGCGTCCAGTACGCCGATTCCGTTTCTGTCGCTCGGGCCTAGTCCGCCGTACAGGACCTTAGGACAGGCAACCTCAACGATGTTACTGGCCACAGATCCCAGCTGCATGTGTGCCCTACCTGACGTCCCGCCCCTAAGAGCGGTGAAGAAGTCATAGTCGGCGGCAAGCGCTAGCTCTGGGTCGAACTTCAGAGATGGGGTTCTGTCGATGATGCATGCGGAGATGATTCCATCAGCATCGTTCGCGTCTTCCCTGTACTGAACATCGTTGCCGATGTCTAGGCTGAGGGTTGTGAACTTAGGCGAGTATCCAAGGACTGCCAGGCCCACGCCCAGGAGGGGCTTCGGGATCGACGCTTGGAGTGTCGGTGACGGGAGTGTCACGTCACCATCAAGGTGGTGTCCGCCACTGAAGTTGAAGCTGATGAACCCTGGTTCACCGACTCTTCCAAACTCAATAACTGCGTTACCACGTCCACCTGTCGCTACTTGACGGTGACCATCGAGGTACCGAGCGAAGTGGACAGAAGGAACTGCTGTCGATAGGGCTCTGTATTCCCATCCAACGTTAGCTGTGACGGACGCTGTGGACAGCGTGCAGGTAGCTGCGCTAGACGCACCAGTCAACACCATGTCGTCAAGCGGGTTAGTGCTGCTCAGTTGGTAGAACCGGAGGGGGCTAGCGGTGATCTCGCCGACAACCCGCGCTCTAAACAAGGTGCCGCCCGTCCCACCGGAGACAGTCTCCATTGGGTAGAAGGGACCGCCTGTAATGCCTGAGAATGTAATGCTTGAAACAGTAGACACCTGCATCCCGCACGCACGGAAAGGAATGTCCCAGTCTGGGCGAGTCGCCACAGACCCAGAGCCTCTAAGCTCCGCTCTGCATGCCATAGTAGCTCTCTGTACACCAATCACATGGTCAAGCTTCGAGAGCGTCGACCGTGCTGGCGTACGGATGAACTTATCAACGTCTACTGTGTAGACGGGATCATATACAAGAAGACCTGCGTCAGAAGTCGCGAGGGTGGCGAATGTGCCCTCCACGGCTTCTATGGCGAATGCTACTACGCTTCGCCGGTTAAGTAGTCCGCCACTCATACTAAGCCTCCTAGTGGAGAGTTGGGATCACGGAGTGTTGATCTAAAGAGTATAGCAAAGTCTATCTCAGAAGTCACAAGGCCTACTGAGGGCTCACCAACGGCAAGCCTTGTTGCTATAGGGAGTGTTCCCAACGCGAGGCCACCCCTTGTTTCATCTGACATAACCGCTTTCCAAACGTCGTATAGAAGACCTGTTGCTACCTCTGCTGCGCCGTCATCCTCTTGCGCTCTAGCAGATATAGCTACGGTTACATTAAGCTGGCGGTTGACAACTTCATTCGCAACCGGGTCTATAGGAGTTTCGCTTTCATCAAACACCATGGCGACTGGCCCATCCTTACTAGAGGGGTCAATCAGCTGGTGTCTTACGACTGTTCTAATGTCTCTTGTGTAGCCATGCCCTGCTCTGATGCCACGAATAGCAGCCATGATGTCGTCTGTTATGAGGTCTCTCAGGTTCTTCATGGCTTGGACGCCTCTGTGAGCGCGTCTGCAAGGACTTGTCTGAACTCAGGCAGAGTCCTCTGTAGTGTCTGTGCGAACTTAAGGCGCGCGGGTAGAGTCACTGACTTCTTCAAGATGAAGAGAAGCTCAAGTGAGTCCTTTGACCTCTTGCGCGCTATGAACAGCTTGTTGGATCTTGATCTCAGGAAGAAAGTGTTCGGGTAAGACCTCGCTGGTCTCGCCTGCCCTCTTCCGTCTTTAGCTGCTGGGAGTGGGATAGTCAGGTAAGGGTTACCCGAGATCTTCCCACCTGTCTCATGGATGCCAGCGTACTTGGCCGCCTCACCCTCGAATTGAATCTTTAAGGACACTCCATCAAGTCTAGGGGACTTCACCACTCTCGCTTTGAGACTATCGATCAGTGTTCCTGACCGGCGCTTGAGCTTGGTTGTCCTCTTAAAGTTGCTCACAAACTTCAGCCCAAGAGGGCGAATCCTGGTACTCAGCTCCTCGGCGAACCGAGTAGGAGTTCTCTCCAGGGTATCCGTGAGCGTCTTTATGTCGAGGTCTAGTTTCATGTCAGCCATGTCTAGGAGAACCTCAACCGTCTATGGGTCTTTAGAACAGCTTCAACCTCAGGCAGCCACTTCATAGCAGATGAGTGTGTGACTGAACCACCACCGGGGATTGTGAGTGACGTAGCGCCTACATTGTCCCGTCTCCGGTAGTGATGAGCTATCTGAACATCAATAGCGCCAGCTATATCTGGGAAGGCAACAACGAAGGCAGCCACATCTGCAGCCATACCACCGATGTACGTCATCTTCACGACGCCCCATCCGGCAGTTAGGCAGTTGTCTAGTGTGATATGACCTACTTCGCTATGGAGGTAGTAGGTGGTTGTGTCTAGTTCAGTACTTGAAGCAAACGCTCTGCCTGTATCGTGTCTGATCGATGACAAGGAGGTAGCCGGAGCACCATCGAGAACGATGACCCTCTGTCCATCTCCTAGGTCCGTTGTCACTGTCCGAGCGGTACTTAGCGTGTGCCTACTCATGAACTTCTCAGCCATGCTTGAGTAGGACGTGATAAGCGCACTCAGTAAGGTCAGGGACGGGGAATCGTCTCCGATTTCCTCGCCCCCAGCCTCTAAGTGAATTTTGACCCTACTGGTAGTTGTCAGATCCACTTAAATGTTGTCCTGTTAAACGTCGAACACAAGCGTTTGGGAACCAACCGGAAGCCGACCAGCACCGCTCAAGATGAACGCCACGGATCCACGAACCTTGTTGGTACCGTCGCCGATTGCTCTGACGCCGATGTACCTGGTGCTCTCGTTGTAAGTCCGCAGGTTAACGCGACCGTAGAAGACCGTGTGGTCATTGGCCGTAGTGACCTCAGCGAACGTGCCAAGAGTAGTCGTCATCGAGTTTGTCGTCGAGACAGTGCCGGACTGGATGGTCACATTAAGCTCTGCGCTTGTGGACGCCAGGCCAGTATTGAACACAACGAGTAGCTCGTCATAGCCTCTGATATCTACGGCAGTACCGTAGTTGCCGGTCGTAGCTCCGTAAGCGTCAGGCTCTAGCCCAGCTACGACACGAAGTGCCTGATGTGGTGTTCCTCTAGACATTAGGGTGTCTCCGTAATTCCTGTGACCTTGCTGAAGCTACCGAGGTGGCGAACAGCAGCGTCAACCGAGGTGATCATACGGAACACGGTCTGGTCACGACGGAACGCACCGTCAGCTGACTCCGATAGGGCGAACTCAATAGCACCGAACTGAGCGACTACGAGGTCTCCCCAGTTGCCATAGAGAAGCGAACCTGCGGTCATCTGAGTTGTCGTTTCGACCTTGTAACCCTGCAGCTGCTTCGGAACACCGTCGCTCGTGGTGCCGTTCAGAACTGGGCGACCATCCGCGTCCGTGATCTTACGCATGGCTGCCCAAGTGCGAGCGTCCATGCTCCAGCCGAGCGAGCCCATGTCCGCGTCAGCAGACTCAACATCATACACAACAGCGTTGGTCTTCGTGTGAAGGCCGTTAGCAGTCGTGAAAGTGGTGAAGGTTTCGCTTCCGATGCCAGAAGTGTTCATGACACCGAGAACGTTCTCGCCGATGCCGTTGCCCTGAATGGCCTGTTCGTCCATCTTGAGAGCGATGCGGGAGGCCGCTTCAGTGTTGAACCAGGTGTCGATGCTCGGGTCTGACATGCGAAGCATTTCATTGCTCGAACGCATCAGAGCCATCATCTTATGGGGGTTCAGCTTGATGTTGCCGAACGTAGCGGTACTGACAGTACCTTGCTCGTTTTCACCAAGCATATAGACGGTGACTCCACCGGCTACGGTCGGGATCTCTACTGGACGGGTGAGGTTCAGGAACCTCGCGCCCAGAGTGGCCACAACCTGACGCGCACGGAGAATGTCGACGAACTCCTGAGGCATGAACTCCATACCAACCAGGTATCCACCGAGCGAATCTGTGTCTGTCGCCTGTCCACGGTACCTATTCGCGGTCTCTTCGATGAGTTCACGCTCAAGGCCGAACTTCTCGAAACCGCGCTCAAGGCCACGCTCACGCGCACTCTTGATACCACAAAACAGGTTGCGAAGGGAGACGCGCTTCGTCTCATCATCCTTAACACTGTACCGAGCGTTGGCGGCTACTGCAGCTTCTGCAGCAGTCACTCGCTCTGTCAGCGTCTCCAGCGCCTCTTGACGCGCAACGCCTTCTAGTTTCGCGCCGACACGACTCTCGACTTGATCGTCGATCTGTCGCATCAGGCCTTTAACTAGTTCATCGCGGCCAGAGTCACCATTGTCGGCTGGCTCTGCCATGTTAAATCTCCATTACGCTTCTCTTAGAGAAGCTTACGTAGTGTGTCTTCAATGCTCTTAGGCTTCTGATCGTCTGGCTCGGTATTGCGTTCTTGACGCCCGGTCCCGATCTGACCTTGAGCTTCTATGTTTGATACTACCAGATTAGGAAGAGTACTTTCAACTACCTCTCTAAGTTCAGAGATAGATTTATCGATTGCTGTGAGACGTCTTTCCATTGACGGAGAGACAAGCTCTGTAGCAATCTCGTCTTCAATTCCATCTATAGTGTCGTTACTGCCATCACCAAACGCTCTTACTAGCGATGTGATAAGGCCTTTCGTTACCTCTGTGTCTTCTGTAATGCCCATAGCTCTACAGGCTGCCGTAGCAAGCCTGTCGTCTGTTAGCGCATCTGGATCAGAGCCAACGCACACAACGGACAGCTCAATGAGCTCGGTGCGGTTCCAGACCTGGCCCCAAGGGCCTAGGCCTAGCTTCTTGCGCTTATCATCAGACATGTCTTCTCTGGACCTGGGGAGGAACCCAACTGAGACGGCTTTAATGAAGCCGTTGTCCATGAGAAGCTCAGTGTTCTCACCGAGTTCACTACCCTCATCGGCGTGAGCAAACTCTATTGTCCCGACAAGCTGCTTCTTGCCCTTAGCACCTCTAAGCTTAGGGCCTGCAACCACGCGGCCGATGGGACCCTTACTAGAATCGTGGCCCCAGAGAACAACAGGGTTGTCATTGAAGCTATCCAGCTCCCAGCCATCCTGACGGATAATGTCCCCGTCTCTTGCTACTCCCTCTGTAGAGAGCACAATGTCGAACCGTGGTCGGCCACCTGGGCCTGTAGATGCAGCCCTTTTGGGTGTGTCCACAACGATTCGCCTACGTAGTTCTTTTTCATTCATCTTAAGGGGCTCCAATGGCGACGGTGTCACAAGCGCATCCAACGACTGCACCTGGGCCCGCTGATGGGTCTAGTGGGTGAAAGAGACCATTGCTGAACTCTTCGCCTACACGGACTATCTGACCGTCCAGGTGTGCATGCGCGCAACCTTCACGAGCAGAGACCCATGCATGAAGGTCAACGCCCTCTTCTTTGTAAGAGTTATAACGGGCCAAGATGCTGGCCCTGCCAACCTCTAGCCTGCTTATCATAAGAGATCTAGGCCCCTGTAGGGTTCTGAAGACCTCTCGTATCTTCTCCTCTAGTGCCTCACCCTGTAGGTCGCAGTCATCAATCCCCTTGATGAGAGTAGTCAGGATAGCGTCACTAACCTTTCTCCTCTGGGTTGTTGATGCATCTAGCGCATGGACGATGGCGTAGTCGTCTACAGTTGTAGAGACGTCCCTACCTACCTGCGTTTCTAGTACCTCTAGGGCGCTATGGGCGACTTGAAGAGAGATAGGAGCAGCGAGCTTCTCGATCCTGGCTGCCCATACTTCTCTCAGATCAGAGAGACTCTTGTTGTCTCTAACTGCATTCAGCGTCTCTGCGCGGCAGGCCTGGAGATGCTTTCTCCACTTACCTCTCATAGCCTTCTCTAGTGGAAGTCTGTGAGATGTATGGGTTTGTTCGAGTAGTGCTTGCGTGACTTTAGGAGGCATTAGTGGTGTCGGCACTGCCCTTGGGGCAGATGCAGGTTCATCAACCACCTCAGGGTCTCTTACAACATCCTTAAGCCGTACGAGGCCCATACGAACGAGCGGCTCATCTCCATCATCTAGAAGCTCGTACTCACCAGGCATATGTCTGCTCAGAACGACGTTGATGGGTAGGCCAAGGTCTCTGTCCTTAGCCGCAAGGTCTCTACGCTCAAGGTCGGACTGCCTCAGGGCAATAACCCCAGACGTGTCCAGCATCAGCCACTGTGCGCTGTTTGATTTCCCTGCCGCTATCTTACCGTGACCCCTCGGGCGCATGAGGCGCTGATCAAGTGCGTCAAAGGCAACAATGGCATACGGAATGGCCGCTTCTCTCCAGAATGCCCTGTAGACCTCAATACCTAGGTTGAGCGCGATGTTCTCTGTTTCACCGAGCATAACCATCGGCACGCCATAGGCAGCAGCGATCTCCATCTTGGAGAGACGCTTTAGCTCAGCGAACCCCATCTCCTCAAAGCTGAAGCCCGTTCTCTGGTACTTCGCGTCCTGCGTCAGGACTGCGATACGCCCAGCTCTACTGAGGTTGTGTTGGTCTTCCCACTGACGCCTGATGTTAGGGACTTCATTGGGTAGAGCGCTTGGAACCGTGAGAGTACCGAGCGGCTCACCTGAGTTGTCCAGAACACCTTCGTTCCAAATGGTCGCCTTAGCATCGGCTCTAATTGCTCTTGCGCCTGCCTGGATGGGTGCCTGCCCACGGATCTGGTTCTCTGGGTTGGGTAGAGCAAATTGTACTACCTCATCAAGACGCAGCGCAGTTGTCCTGACAGACCCGTCGTCCATCTTTCTAGCGTGCTTCCACCCTGAGAGTCGCCCTGCTGTGAAGAGAGGCCTAAACTCTTTCCCTGAGAAAACACACGCCCTGGTCGGGATCTCACCTGGATTGAGTGGGCCTAGTCGCCCTTCAAGAACCCAGAAGGCTTCCCCTGGTGGGAGAAGCATGTAGGTGTAGGTGAGGCCCCAGAACTGCTTTGTTGTGAGATGGGGGCAGGGATGGTCTAGGAAGTCATTCCATGGACCGGCCTCGACGATCTCAGAGTCATCGCCGCTGCCCCGTCTCACTCTGATAGGGAGCGCTGAGAGGTTCCTACTGATGAGATCGACGCTCTTGTAGAGCCAGGTGTTGTTCTGGTAGGCAGTGCGCAGAGCGGCTTCGTTTGATCCAGGCCTAGCTGCGCCTGTCGTGAACCAAGCAGCAGAGCCTGATGCTCTCTGCTTCGCCATTGCCATATCCTTTGCGACCCGTGCGCTATCCAGTGCCTTGCGTCTACTACGTTTAGCCATAGAGAGCTCCGGGTGAGGGTGAGCACAACGTCGTGTCTACAGACGCATAAACCATACGATGAATCCTACCACATGCTCAGATAGGTTATCTACCTGTTTACCCTGAAACAACCTTAAGGCCAAACAGATCCATAGCACTGTCTATTTGGTCTCTCTGATCTCTCATCATCCTGAGCGACTCTTGTGAAGCAAACGCATACTGCCCTGGCACAGAGCTCACCTTGATCCAACTACTCAGCCTGCGCCTCAGGTCGTGTCTATGTAAGTCTGCTAGTCCTGGGTGGCGCTGTAGTGCCTCCTTCAGGTGTTCTCCTGCGTCATCGTGCCTACCACAGGTTTCTAGGTATTCGTAAACCCACACCCAAGCCTGTGCGTGTTGTTTAGAGTCGGGGGCGATCTTGATAACGTGCTTAGCCCACTTATAGAACTCAGGGAAGTTCCTAACACATCCATGTGTCTTAGCAAGGAACATCGCAGCATGCGGGTCGTTGGTGTCTCTGGCGTGTAGCTCCTCTAGCATAGGGACACTTCTAGCCAGCTTGTCTTCCATCCTGCCTTCGTAAGTGGTGTGGATCTGGAAATCACATGCCTCTACAGATTTCTTAACACCATCCAGCTGGTTGTGGATGGGGTACTTCCACCTGACCGTAGCTCTCTCATAGATCCTGATACCCATGTGCTCTTCGTGGCCCCCGTTGTCTCCCTCAGAGATAACAAGGCCTGCAACGGCGTTTATATCTGACTTCATCGCTGTCTCGATGGCTGGACGAACACACTCTATGTTCTTTGTTACCTCATCGCCGTCAAGGATGAGACACCAGTCGCCCGTACACAGATCCTGGACGTGGTTTCTATGCCACCCGAAGTCTCTCCTCCATGGCTCATGATGAAGGTGAATGGGGCAACCGGGCTCTTTTTGGAGCCCTTCGACGATCTTGACAGTGTCGTCAGTGCTACCTGTATCGACAATGACGATCTCATCAACATGTTCTCTGATGCTTCTGATGGCCGCCTCAATGTAGGGCTCTTCGTTCTTAACGATCATGGGAGCTGAAATCTTCATACGTGGCTCCACGTCTCTCCTGTGACGATGCGGGCTAGGCATCAGTCTTCCTTTTCAAGAAGATCGAGGATGGTCTTAAATCGATGCCAGTATGTATCGTGCTGTAGGGACTGTTCGTGCCAGACCATTGCTCTCTGTCTCAGATCCCATGGGTCTAGTAGAAGCTCCTGTACCCTCTCTGGCATCTTGTCTCTTGGGCAGTACTCACCCAACGTTGTGTATGGATCATCAGTGAGAGGGAAGCCACCCGCCATGCAGATGTTGTAGCTGCGGTCATTCACAGAATGTCTTTCGATCTGTCTGTCCTGATGGATGTTCAATGAGATGAGTGACTGGCTGTATGCAACCCCAGCGACATGTAGAGGTAGGCCAGGAGTATTGCCTTCCCACCCTGTGCCGAAGTAAGCGAGGTCAGCAACGTTAGAGATGTCCTTGATCTGGTCTAGCTCTGCCCGCTTGTTCGGATGATAGGCACCTAAGTAGACCACCTCATTGCCGATGGTGCACTGTGCTGGTCTGCAGAGTATAGGACTCCCAGCGTACTGAAGGCTCACAACGTCTTGTGGGTAGTATTCATATCCCATTGGAGTATCTGCAGAGCAAGGAGCCCACAGGATGTCTGCTCTCTCTGAGAGGGCTCTCCCGTTATCTCCGAGGATATGTGGGTTAGGGGCATCGCCGTGGTCAATCAGATCTGCCTGTAAGACGATGCGAGGCTCGAA